CCCTATTCCGTTTGTGCTGCAGGGCTATGCGACGGACGATTCGTTTTCGACCGAAGACGTGAACCCGGCAGAGGTGCAAATGGGCGTGGATGGTAAGCTCTCGTCCGGCTACGTGCCGGTGCCAAAAGTCGTCACCTACATGTTCCAAGCTGACAGCCCATCGCTGGCTTACTTGGATCAAGTTATCGCCACGCAGGAATCGCAAAACGAAAACTTGATCTTTGACGGCACCATGTTCATCCAAGGTACGCAGGATAAAATTGCGATGACGAAGGGCTTTTTGACCAGCTACACGCCACCTGGCAATTCCAAAAAGACCCTGCAGCCGCGCAAATTTACGATCACGTTTGAGAAATTCACCAAGGCACCAATCTGATCATGGGCCGCAATGTAATTACTCACGTGGTCGCGGCGGAAAACCGCGACAAGGGCAAGCGCTTCGTGATCACCGAAATGTCTGCAGTGCAGGCACATAAGTGGGCCACGAAGGCGCTTTTTGCGATCCTGAACTCGGGCGCTGAGATCCCCGACGAAATGGTCAAGATGGGCCTGCCAGGCATCGCGGCGGCTGGTATGGGTGCGATCTCCAGCATCCCTTACGCGGTGGCTGAACCATTGCTTGATGAGCTGATGGGTTGCGTCAAGATCGCGCAAGATCTCGCGCCGGAAGGTCGCGCGTTGATGCCGGAAGACATCGAAGAGATCACAACCATTTTCGATCTGCAGGGCAAAGTGCTGCAAATGCATATTGCCCCTTTTACTTCCGGCGTGCGCCAAAGTTCCCCATCCAAGCCGACGACCCCCGCGCCCGCCGACTGATCGAATATGACCCCGTGCCGCAGGTAATCGGCACGGTAATTTCTCGACGCCTTGCGACCCTGCACGAACTAGAAACTGTGTACGGGTCGCAAGACCTCTACGACCTGATGGATATCATCACGGTCGATGACTACAACCAAGGGGTGATTAATGGCAACCGTAATTGACGCCTTCTTGATGACGTTGGGCTTGGACGGCACTAAGTTCACAGCGGGCGTTAAGCAAGCCCAGAAGGACGAATCAGCGCTTGAGGCGGTTGCGCGCCGCCGTGACGCTGCCGAGAAGAAGCGCGCTGCCGATCAAGAGCGTGCAATGCGCAAGCAGTCGGATGGCTATCGTCGTCTGCGCAACGATGCACTTGCGCTCGCATCCGTGTTCACAGTTGGTATTGGCATCAAAGACTTCATTACCAACACCATCGACAGTGCTGCGAACCTGGGCTATCTCTCGCAGAACCTGGGGCAATCCACCGAACGCCTGAAAGCTTGGCAGCTTGCCAGCGAGCGTGCCGGTGGTTCGCAACAAGGCGTCATCGCGCAGCTCAAGGAATCCGTTGACAGCATTGCCGCGCTCAACAGCGGCCTAGGTCCGAATGAGGGCATGCAATGGTTCTTCCGTATGGGCGGCTCGTCTGCTGATCTGAAGGACGGCAATACCTATCTGCTCGCCCGGTCTAAAATCATTTCGGAGATTTTCAAGACTGACCCAACGAAGGCGGCGCTTATCTCTAAGCAGATGGGCATCAGTGAAGATCAATTCAACTTCATTAAGCAAGGTCCTGTAGCAATTGAGGACATGATTCGTGCCCAGGAAAAGCACGCGGCTGTCAGCGCAAAGGACGCTGCAGCAGCGCTCAATCTCAAGAATCAATTTCTCGATCTGCGCGACAGTCTGCAACTTACAGCACAACGCATTGTCTTACAGCTTGCACCGGCCATTGAACGATTGTTCGCCAAGCTGGAACAGGGTGCAAATTGGGTCGCCGAACACCAGAGTGATATCTCACGGTGGGTTGACGAATCTGTGACCGCTATTAGCTCGTTGATTCGTTGGGTTGACAGTGCTGCCGAATCGCTCGGTGGGTGGAAAAATGTTCTGATCGGATTGATTGGCCTGAAGCTTGGCGGCTTCGTGTTGTCGTTGGCAAGTATCGCCACGCAGCTTGCGGCTATTGGCAGCGCTACACCAGCGTTGGGGCTGCTGGGTAAAGTCGGCGTGCTTGGTGCGGTCGGTGCTGCTAGCTATGCTGCGACATCCTACGGCTACGATAAGTTGTCGGGTGATACCCGCAATACCATCGCCGATACGTTGGGGGAAGGTATTGCGCGCACGTTGGCATCCCTCGGGTTAAGCGACGAAGCTGCTTATGCCGTCAACATCACAAAAGGCAAACAGCTTTATCACGTGTCACCGGAATACCTGAAAGGTCCAGCAACACCCACCCCAAGCATTGCGCCAACCAATGCTGCCGATAAGCTTGCTGCACTTGAGAAAAAATATGGTTTACCGGCAGGTTTGCTGGATCGAGTCTGGTCGCAGGAATCGAGCCGGGGTAAAAATATGCTGTCCCCAGCAGGCGCACAAGGTCACTTCGGGTTCATGCCGAACACTGCTAAAGAATATGGCCTTGCGAACCCAAATGATTTTGATCAGTCGTCGGACGCGGCGGCACGCAAGATGCGCGACTTGCTGAAGCAATACGGCGGTGATCTGCAGATGGCCACGGCGGCTTACAATTTCGGTCAAGGTAATTTGTCGCGCACCGGCTTAGGCGGCGTCCCGAATGAGACCCGCAATTACGTTGCCCGTGTGGCCGGTGCGCCAATTGCTGCAAATGCTGGTGGTCGCACTGGTAGCACGTCGAGCACTGAGGTCAACATTCAGAACTTGAATGTCAACGCACCACAAGCCCGTGACGCTGATGGTGTTGCCCGCGCCATGAAGCCTGCGATTGAGAAGTACACTTATGCAACTAATGCAAATACGGGTGTAACACAATGAGCTTTTCGACCGTCGTGAAATCGCTTTACCCGCTGGTGCCCGCAGTCAATGGGGTGCCAGCGGTGCTGCGCGCCGGCGCGCAGGTGTTCGACACGATCACGCTCGGGTTCTTCGGCGCGGGTGATCTGGTCAACTCCATTATTGGCAGTGAGCCGGTGCTGTGGGGCGTATTCGATTCGCGAGGGCGTTCAATCGCAGATTACGACTCCCTTGTGTCAATGGACTATCGGAACGAAAACCGCGTATCGGATTACCCAATCGAAGCGGGTTCGTTTGCGTCTTACAACAAGGTTGATACACCCTTCACCACGCAAGTGATGTTGTCGTGCGGTGGCGATATGACGCGGCGGGCAGCATTCCAAGCCGCATTACGCGATGCGGTTAAATCTTTGACGCTGTACACGGTGGTTGCGGAAGATGGCACCTTTGAAAACTGCAACCTCGTGTCGGTCGACTGGGTGCGCTCGCAACAAGAAGGCGCGCATATCATCAAGGCATTCTGCGAGTTTCGCGAGATCCGCCAGCGCGGCACTACTGCATTTTCGCAGACCGCCGAACCGCAGGGCGCAGATATCATCAATCAAGGCCAGGTGCAAGCCGTGGACGATCCAACTATCACTGTTGCGGGGTTGGCATGACGCTACGTATTCCACTGACCGCAGTTCCATCGCAAAAACTTAGCGTAACGCTCGGCACTCAGCGATGCACCATTTCTGTGTACCAGAAGACGACCGGGTTGTATTTCGATCTGTCGGTAGCTGGCACACGGGTCGTTGCTGGTATGGTCTGCCGTAACCTCGTGAACCTCGTGCGCAGCCGATACCTGACCGGTTTCGTCGGTGACCTGGCGTTCGTTGATACTCAGGGTGTCCAAGACCCGGATTACACCGGACTCGGTAGCCGCTATCAACTGGTGTATTTGCCATGAGTGACGGATTTACCGAAAAGCTCATAGAGCTGACTATCACGCTCGGCACCGGTAATTTCGGCGCGGACTTAGGCGACACGGTGACGATCAGCAATTCGCGCATCCTGGCGCGTCTGAGTAATCCTGGTGGCGAATCGATGGGTATGGCGCAGATCCGCGTGTACGGCATGAGTCAGCAGCTTATGAACCAGTTGACCACTATTGGTCAGATCAACCGCGCGATCCGGGTCAAGAACACTGTAAGCGTTGCCGCTGGCGATGCGAACGGTATGCAGCTTTCATTTTTCGGCGTCATCGTGGACGCATACGCCGAATACAACGGTGCGCCGGATGTGCCGTTTGTGATTGAGGCGGCAGCGGGAATGGACATCGCCGTGAAGCCGGTCAATGCGACCAGCTACAAGGGCCAAGTTGCGGTAACGCAGATCATGCAAGACTTGGCAACTGAAGCTGGCCTGGCGTTCGAACCAAACGGTGTGGCCGTCAATTTGCTTAACGCATATCTTAGCGGCACAACGCTTAATAAGATTCAAAAGGTCGCCCGTGCTGCGAACATTCAGTACACCATTGACCGGGGCACGCTGGCTATCTGGGATCTGGGCAAATCCCGTGACGGTGAAGTGCCATTGATCAGCGTGGATAGTGGCATGGTTGGCTATCCCACGCTATCTAGCAAAGGCATGTCGCTACGCACCGCGTTTAACTTCAACATCAAGCTCGGTGCTGATGTGAAGGTGCAAAGTGGCGTCGAAATGGCCAACGGCATCTGGCATGTGTTCAACGTGGATCACGAGATTTCCAGTCAAATGCCTGACGGGCCGTGGTTCTCAAATATCGAGGTGTACCGTGTCGAACCCTGACGGTTATTTCGGCTCACTTGGCGGCGAGAAGCGCAGCAGCGAGTACAACGCGCTGTCTTATGTGGTCACATCCATCCTGGCAGGTCGTGCGCATGTGGGGTTGGTGCAGGTGGTGGCGGTGACACCCGGAACGCCGTATTCTCTCGGCACGGTGGATGTACAGCCGATGATCAACCAGCTTGACGCGGACGGTCAGAGTGTGCCGCACGGCATTATCAATAATGTCCCATGGTTCACACTGCAGGCCGGTAACAGCGCCGTGCAATTGCAACCTGTAGTCGGCGACCGTGGCCTGTGTGTCTTTTGCGACCGTGATATTTCCAGCGTCAAAGCATCCCGGCAGATCAGCAATCCCGGCTCGCTGCGTCAAGACGATATGGCAGACGGTCTGTACCTGGGCGGCTTCCTGAACGATGATCCGACACAATGGCTCATCATGAACGACGTGGGGATCGTGTTGCACTCGCCGACTAAAGTGCGACTTGAAGCGCCGCTGGTTGAGATCGAAGCGCCGACGATTACCGTGACAGCGACGACTGGCATGAGTATTACGACGCCGACACTCACGGTCAATGGAGATCAGCACACAACGGGTACAATTACCGCTGATACCGATGTAATCGGCGGCGGCAAGCATTTGAAGACCCATACGCATTCGGGCGTGCAGCCTGGCGGCGGAACCTCTGGACCACCTGTTTAAATTATGAATACTCTGTTGCTCGATCAGGCTGAGTGGGATTTGGTACTAGACATCAGCGGCAATATTGCGATGGCCACCGAGCCGTACTCGATTGCGCAGGATGTGGCCAGCGCTATTCGTGTATTCGAAGGTGATCTGTGGTATGACCAAACACAGGGCATCCCATATTTCGAGCGCGTTTTAGGTCAAGCACCAAGCATGCAATACCTGCAAGCGCAAATCGAAGCCCGCGCCCGAACTGTGCCCGGTGTAGTGCAGGCACAGTGTGTGTTTGTGCGTGTGGAAAATCGCGTGCTGCGCGGACAATGCAAGATTATCGATACGACCGGCGCAGCAAACAACGTTTCTTTTTGAGGTAAATCATGGCAGGTACAACCAGCGTCCCGGCGATCCAGTTCACCCCTGCGGGCCTTGTAGTTCCCTCTGAGTCTGAAATTCAAGCCGGTGCTTATGCCGATTGGAATGCGGCATTTGGCGGCAATCTGAACCCGGCTGACAGTACGCCGCAGGGTCAACTTATCGCCACGCAGACCGCCATCATCGGGGACAAGAACGCATCCATTCTGGATGTCGTGAATGGTGTGGACCCTGCAACATCCAGCGGCTTCATGCAAGACGCTATCGGGCGCATTTACTTCCTGACGCGTTTGCCGGCTCTACCAACTGTCGTTGATGTGACTTGTAGCGGTTTGGCCGGCACGGTGATTACTGCAGGCGCGCTTGTGCGGGACAGCGCTGGAAATATCTATCAGTCCAACAGCGACGGAACTATCGGGGTTGGCGGCTCGGTTGTTATCCAGTTCAGCGCCCAGCAGACCGGGCCAATTGACTGCCCGCCTGGCGCTATCCAGACAGTGCCGGTCAAAATCATTTCAGGATGGGACAGTGCTGCAAATCTTACTGCAGGCGTCATTGGTCGCGATGTGGAATCCCGTGCCGATTTTGAGTTTCGCCGTCGCAATTCCGTCGCGATCAACGGGCGCGGCACGATCCCATCAATTTATGCCAATGTGTTTAATATCGACGGTGTTACCGATGTGTATGCGCTGGATAATCCAGCGGGTGCTACAGTCAACATGGGGGTGACGAACTATCCGATGATTGCGCATTCGATCTATGTCGCCGTGGTCGGTGGGGATAGCCAAGAAATCGCAAATACGATTTGGCGCTTTAAGGATGTGGGGGCGGATTACAACGGCAACACTTCGCTAACTGTGGTGGATACCAGCGGCTATAACCTGCCCTATCCTTCGTATTTCGTGAAATTCAACCGACCGACATCGACGCCGATTAAATTCGCTGTGCAATTGTCGAATAACAGCACATTGCCAGCCGATATCGTCACTCAGGTTAGGACCGCAATCATTGATGCATTCGCCGGTAGCGACGGAAATTCCCGCGCACGTATTGGTGCGACGATCTACGCCAGTCAGTTTTACGCACCAATCACGGCTCTCGGTTCCGGGGTCTCTATTCTGTCTCTGCTATTGGGTACTTCGACTCCGACACTAGCCGCCGTGACGATGGGCATCGACCAGGCCCCAACCGTAACCGCTGCTGATATTTCAGTGACGCTCGTATGAAAAACGTAATCGATACTATCGCTTCTCAATACGCGAATTCGCCGACGATCACAACGTTGATCGACGCGATGAACCAGTATATTGATCCAACCGTTGATATCGATCAGTTCTTGTCATTCGTCTGGAACGTGGACACGGCGCAGGGGTTTGGCCTGGATATCTGGGGGCGCATCGTTGGTGTTGGCCGTGTGCTGACGATTCCCGGCAATGGTCAGTATTTCGGATACGAGGAGCAACTAGGTGCGTATCCGTTTAATGAACAGCCATTTTATGATGGCCCACCGGCTACGCAAAACTACACGCTGTCCGACGATGCGTACCGTGCGCTTATCCTGACCAAAGCGCTAGCAAACATCAGTACTGCCACGGCTGCGAGCTACAACAGTTTGTTACAAGCGTTCTTCATTGGCCGTGGGCGTTGCTATGTGGTTGATCAAGGCGGCATGGCAATGATGCTTACCTTTGAGTTCCAATTGCAGCCGTTCGAAGTCGCAGTACTTACCCAATCGGGGGCAATTCCAAGGCCCGCAGGTGTGAACATGCGCGCTGTTGTGCAACTTGACGCCGTACATACTTTCGGATTCGCCGAGCAGGGTTGGACCGCGCAACCATTTAATCAGGGTGTATTCTTTAATCCTGACATTAGTTTGATCCCAGTAACTTAACGGAGCAATTTGATATGCAATCTTCCGATACCCCTGCAAAAATCTCAGTACCTTTTGCGAATGCGGGCGCTAAAAACACAATCCCTGTTCCGTCGCAAATCAGCGTTACGCCGGGTGCCGCCTCCTTTACGGATGGCTTCCCACCTTTGACCCGCACACCGTTGGCATCGGGCGGCGTGCCCCCGTTCGGTCAGGATATGAACGGTGTGTTGTTCGCGATCACCGATATTCAACAATGGCAATCTGCTGGCGGTTTGTTCCCGTGGGACTCGGCATTGTCCACTGCAATTGGCGGCTATCCGAAAGGTGCCCACGTAATTAACGCAACTGCAACCGGCGTATGGATTAACCAGACGGAGAACAACACCACCAACCCGGATACAGGGGGCGCGGGCTGGGTGTCAGATAGCGCATATGGTGTGCTGGCTTTGACAGGTCTGACTAATGCAAACGTCACGCTGACCAATGCGCAAGCTGTCAACAATCGAATTTCTTTGTCGGGCACGCTTACCGGCAACATCCAGATCATCGTGCCGAACTGGACAAAGGATTGGACGTTCTTAAACAGTACTACGGGTGCATTCTCTGTCACCGTGAAGACAGCCGCAGGTTCGGGCATCTCGCTTCTCGGTGGGGGTGTCCCAACCATCCTAACCTGTGACGGCACCAACGTTATCCAGCAGTCCTACAACATCGCACTTGCCACGCAAGTTGCACAAGCGATGCGTTTGGGTCAAAAACCTTTGACGCTGTTGCAGGCATACACGTCCGGCAATAATAGTCCTGTGGTTCCAGCTGGCGTATTCGGCATCTATTACAAAGTATGGGGCGCTGGTGGCGGGGGTGGTGGTGGCTCGACCGCTGCACAAGCCGGCAATGCCGCTGGAGCTGGTGGCTATGCTGAAGGTTGGATGGCCGTAACGCCAGGTCAAACGCTGACTGCCAACGTCGGCACCAAGGGCACGGGTGGTGCAGCAACGGGTATCGCTGGCACTAGTGGTGGTGTGTCAACGCTGTCGAATGGCACCATTACCGTAACGTGTAATGGCGGCGGTAATGGTGCTGGCGGCGGTACAGGCGGCGGCATTGGCGGTACTGCGACCGGTGGCGATTTTACTGCCCAAGGTGGCAACGGCGTTGGCCCGCTGCTGGCCAATGCTGCGGGTACGCAATACTATGCTCCGCCAGGTGGTGCCTCGTTTGGTGTGGGTGCTGCCGTGAGTGGTTACGGTAACGGTGCTGGTACACCGGGGCGTGCGCCGGGTGGTGGTGGTGCTGGTGGTACGGGTGGATCTGCTGGTGCGTTCGTCGGCGGCGACGGTGCCAATGGTGCTATTTACATTTGGGGGTAATTCATGAAATACGCGCGTGTCGAATGGGAAGTTGTGCAGGAAATTTACGAAACCGACGATCCCGAAGATCCTATCATTACCAACCCGGCGCAAATTTGGGTTGACGTCACCGGCATGGACCCACAACCGCAGCCAAGTTGGGTTGCCACGCAAACCAACACAGGGTGGGTGCTTACCCCTCCGCCTGACCCGTTCTTGCGGGACCGACCGGTGTTCATGGAAATCATGCATCGCCAGCGTGAAAACATCTTCAATCGCGTCGGACTTATTGCGGCTCTCGCGCTGTACGATAACGACTTCGTGACCATGGAAGCGATCAAGGTCGCGCACCGGGCAATGCTGGACATTGAAGAGCACCCATCCGTAATTGCTGCAACCAATCTCAACGATCTGGCAACGGCAGTTGTGACCCTGTATCGCGCAATCGTGGCCGATTTGCCGGCAAGTTTGCGAGAGTCTTTTAACGAGGTGGACCGATGATTACCTTTGTAATTGGCCTGATTGTATTCATTTACGGTCTGTGGGTTTTATACCTGGCTATTATGAACCTGGACCGCGCACGCAAAGCCGGCACGCTTAATCCATGGGCGCATCGGCTGGGTTTGCCGCTGCTTTATTTCGGCTTGGTGCTGGACTTTGTATCGAATGCAACCATTCTTTCAGTTATCATGCTGGAACCCCCGCGTGAACTGTTAATGACAACACGGCTCAAGCGACATATTGCAACGGGTATCGGTTGGCGTTATTCGGTTGCGCGGTGGATCTGTAGCAATTTGCTGGATGCTTTTGACCCCAGCGGTTGCCATTGCGATTAATTTTTAAAGGACCACATCATGTGCGAACCAGTACCAGACGATCAGATTGACCCCGTGCCCGTATCGGACGAGCCAGCTACCCCGGCCAGCGACACCGGCAACGGTGAGCCTCCACCAAATTAATTTTGCATGAGCCACTATTGGCACCTGCTGATAATTACGGTCGCCTTAGTCTTGAACTGGGGCGACCGTAAGGCTATTTACCTGACACTTATCGTTGGGTTATCTTTGTTATTGCCGGTGGCGTCATTTACCTGGCGATCTAATTTCTATCTTGTCTGCGGTCTATTCGAAATCCTCTTCGCCTTGTGCGCATTAAGGATCAACACGCGGGCAAGTCAATTCGTGGCGCTAATGTGCGTCATGCTTTTTGCCTTCCACATGATCGGCTGGGATGTGGGCGGGCATCCACCTGATAGCCCGTACAGGCTATTGGTTAAAATAGCGGAATACGCCGAAATCATCGCGTGCGCATTATTCGCTAATCCAACACTCAGGGTCCTTAAAAATGACGCCAGAATTTAACAATCCCGTGGAATGGCTTGCCGGTCTTGCCGTTGGTTTGATAGCGTTTTTTGCTAAACGCGAATTGAACCGGGTTTCAGCCGACCTCGCAAACAAAGCCGACAAAGACCAGATGCAGCGGGAACTTGAGGGGGTCAAAATGGAACTCAAGGAATCGAGGGACGCTCGTGACCGCGACATCGAACGGTTGGAACGGGCACAGGCTGAGAAGATGGCCGAGTTCACCGAAAGCATGCGCGATCGCATGACCGCAATGGAACGCAACGTTGCTGAGCGCATCGGCAGCATGCGTGAGGATGTCGGCGGCAAGCTCGACATGATCATGCAGGTAATGCGCGACTTACGAAAGGAATGAGCCATGTCATTCGATCTCGCCTATGCTGAACTGGCCCGCCGCGAAGGTGGGTATTCCAATCGCAACCGTGCCGACGATCCGGGCGGCGAAACGATGTGGGGCGTGACTGAACGTGTCGCGCGCGCTCATGGGTACACGGGGGCGATGCGCGATATGCCGCAGACCCTGGCCAAACAAATCATGTTTGATGAATACTGGAAGCCACATAACTGCGACCAAATGCCGTTCTATGTGGGATATCAGGTGTTCGACACTGCGATTAATGGCGGCAGACCCGCGCAGTGGCTGCAAGCTGTGCTTGGCGTTCCGGTGGACGGTGTGATCGGTGCCAAGACCATCGCAGCTTGCCGTGCTACCGATCCTGTACGTGTGGTGGTGCAATTCAATCGCTATCGTTTGGATTATATGCAGGCGCTCCCAAACTGGCTGGCCAACTCTAAGGGTTGGTCTGATCGTTTGATGGATAACATTTTGATGGGATTACAGCCATGAGCAAAATCAAAGGTGCTTGGAAATCTTGGACCATCCGCGCAAATGCCGTATTCGCGGCAGTGCTCGCAGGTCTGCCAATGCTGCAAGACACTGTGCCCGCATTACAGCCGTATGTCAGCGCTGACGCGTATCGCTATGCGATGGGTGCAATCATCGCGGCTAATATTTTGCTGCGCTTCAAAACCAGCAATAGCCTGGCTGATAAAAAATGAATACGCTACTCGCACGCATCGGTGCTGTAGTGCTCGCGCTGGGTTTAATGTATGGCATGGGCTACTGGCGCGGGCATGCTTCGAATGCGACCACAGTGACGCAGTTGCGGTCGGATATGCGTGCGGCTGACGTTGCAGCAGATGCGGTGCTGAAGGCTGCAAACGGACGCACGCGGGACGTACAACGCAAGCTCGATGCCACCATATCGAACCTCAACAATCTGCAAGGTGAATTCAATGCGACACATTCTCAAAATGATCAGCTTCGTGTTGATCTTGCTGCCAGTCGTAAGCGGCTGTCAGTCGCCATCGCCCCAGGTTCGTGTGGTGCAACCGGACACGGTGCAGGTGCCGCCGTTGCCGCAGTGGATACGCGAACCCCAATTGCAGCCGAACTTGACCCAACGGTTGCCGCAAATCTTGTCGAACTCACCGACATCGGCGACCAAGCCATAAGGCGGCTCAACGCGTGCATTGCTGCATACGATGCCGTATCGGCGGCTAAATGATAAAAAGGGCACTCTCGGGTGCCCTTAGTTTTTAGTGGACTCCAAGATCGTGCAGCATCTCGGTTGCCTCACGCTCGTATCGCTCATAGTCCACGTCGCTCGGGAACGTCGCCGGCAGGTCCATACAGGGCTTGCAGCCATCCGACTTGGCAACCCGCGTACCCTTCGATACGGCAGCGATGTAGCCGCGCTGACCGTACCCGTAGTACCAGCGCACCACCTTTCCAAGATAAGTGCGTGGTAGGCCGCTAATGAGCTGTTTGACGGCCTCATCGGTGGTCAGCCTGATATGGCCCACCGCGAAGGGTTCAAGCCATGTCTGCCCCTTTTCGTCCCCTGACCACCCAGCAGCGCGCAATGCTTCCCGCTTCGTGCCGACTCGGCTGTCGTCCACGCTGTCATGCACCCATTCACCACCGCCCTTGACGTTGCGCACAGTGAGGAACTGCCGGATGTCCTGACAGCCGCGCACGGTGGTTGCAATGGGCGTACCGCGCAACAGATACTCCTTGACCGCATCGACGCAGATCGCCGCCGTAGGATTCTTGGCCAGCCCTTCGCTGGCGTAAGTGCCCTTAGCCTTGAACTCAATCGAGCCGTCTTTGTTGGGCTTTGCCGCCAGGTAGTTATTAACGTCTCGAGAGAACACGGCGGCGTAGCGGGTTGCTTCGGTCGTCATACCAGTAATGCGCTCCACCTCACGCACGATGGCGTCACGCGAGGCCGCTTGCGATGGGCGGCACTTCGTCACGATGCCGTCTGTGTTGGCCTGGATGATCTCTATGCCGGCCAGGTGCATGCGTTCGATCATCATCAGCAGCGTGAGCTGGCCGGTCAACGTGGTTCGAATCAGCAATTCGGGCGCATACAGGATGGAATACTTACTCCCCAGCTTGCCGAACGTACCGTTGATCTTAATTTTGAAGGTGGCTGATTTTTTCTTCTGCCCTTCGCGTTTGTAGGTCAGGCGAACTTCGATCCAGCCATCAAAGATGGTCAGGAATATCGGGCCGATTTGCTCGGGGTACATCTTGAGCATGCTGATGATCTTCGGATAGAACGAATCGAAGTCGATATCAACTAGCTCAACGTTTGGGCCGGCGCGGTGCGTGATTTTCTCTTCACTGCTGTGCAGGCCGCCGTTACCCATACGATAGACCATGCCGCCCAGGCGCACGGCGTAGTCGTCCAGCTCCGGTGGCAGTTGCGGCTTGCCGGACTCAGGGATCACAAACCATGCGGCGCAACAGCGGCGGAAAGCTTCTTGCATCTCTGGTGTCTGGAACGACAGCCACGGTGCAGGTTGGTATTGGAAGCGGTAGCCGGGTTGGATGTGTCGACGCTCAACCTTGAACGGCAACAGCTTCTTGAAGGCGTCTTCCGCAATCTGCGCATCTGACCGGCTGCGCATGTCTACACCATACTGCGCGCTCAGCTCGATCCGCGTGGACATTTCATCTTCCAGCGCATCGCCGATCATGGTTGTGTTCACGAGATCCTTGCCGCAGTAGCGGTCAACCTCGATCATCTGTTCCGGAGTGAGCATCGCGCCCACTGGATACGGCAGGTCTTGCAGCTCGGTAGCGTGCAGACGTGCCGCGTAGGTCTTCAAACTCGCCTGACCTGGCGCAACCGGCATCCAGTCGATGTGGTCGAACTCCAGCAATTCAATGCCCCATTCGCGGGCGATGATCCACGGTTGCTCGCGGCTGTTGATGATGTAATTGGACAGTCGCATGAGCATGTCATTGTCAAAGCGACCGGTGATCGCTGCGGAGATCATCAGCAAGTCATACGCCTTACCGTTGAACGTCCAGACTGTGCAACCGGCGAGCATTAGCCGCAGGGCGATGATGTTGAGGGGGCGACCGGGCGACATGCTAATGCTCGTCAGCGTGCCCGTTGCGTGGTCACGGAATTTGCATAGCCAGTAGTTACCGTAACACTCGGTGTCACATGCGCGAATAATATTTGTCATGGTATGAGCCATATAAAAAGAACCCCGCGAGGTGCGGGGCTAAAGACTACTACAGGGAGGGAAAAGCGTTAGTTGCCGAGAGCTTGCAGCGCGTCGAACAGCTTATCATCGATCTGCTCGCACTGTGCATACGATGCGCTATCAGGTGCATATTGCTTCTGCAGCGTTTCGTTGAGCTTGCGAGCTTCTTCAATGTGACGCACCGCCGCGTCCACCTTCTGTGCTGCGCCGTCTGCCGGCTTCTTCCTGGCGCTCACAGCGGCACCATGTGGTTGTGTTGCACAAGGGTCTGATCCGTCCAACCCTGTGCGATCATCGCCGCATAGTTGTTGTTCGGGTCAACCATACGGAAACCTGGCGCTGCGTTCGCAGGCGCAGTCGGCGCAGGGGGTGGTGGCGGTACTGCAGAACCACCTGTCGGCAAAGGGGGTTGCAGGGCACCGTAATGCGGCGCTACGGGCACGGGTGCTGGTGGTGCTGGTGGTGCTGGTGGTGCTGGTGGTGCTGGTGGTGCTGGTGGTGCTGGTGGTGC